CGTTCTGCAGCAGCTCGGGGGTGACAAAGTTCTTGCCTTCGCCTCCAAGCAGCTGGTAATTGACGGGGGTGGGAATCCACTGCCAGCCGGTAGGATCCTGGCGGGCGCGGCGGATGGACTGCGCTACCATCTGGCCAAAGCCGCCAATGTTGACGCCCTTCATGACATCGCCGCCAGCTCCAACGGATTGGGGGCTGATGAGTCGAATGGGCATCATGTGGTCGAGGGCGATGCACTCGTTGTTGCGCTTCAGTATCTGCGCCAGGTAGGCGTCACGGAAGCCTGCGATAACCGGAGGGAGACCCCAGGGGCCCATCTTGATGTCGCTAAGGTTGCCCAGGCTGTTGTGATGCACCATGCCGGGGCTGAACTTAAACAGCTTGCCCTGTCGAACCGACTGCACAATCCCCCACGGCACCGAATCAAGGTAAGACCTGTCCGCATTGCCGATGGCGGTCACTTCCTGCGCAGGCACCTCGTAGTAGTAGTCGGCAGCTCCGCCGTAGTCGTGGGAGACAATGCGCATCTGCTTGACGAACCACCGCTTGATGTGGACTCGGTTCTCTTCGCGGGTGGGGACGTCGATAGGGTCCTTGGCGCGAACTTCCTTGCCGCATTTGCATCGGAAGATGAATCCGTCCTTGAGGCGGAACTGATAGTCGACCTCCTCGATCGGAACAGTAGCGGTGCAGTGGTGGCAGTGCAGCATCCGCTTGAAGGGCGCCAGTACGGAGATAAAGCTGTTTCCGTACACCTTGACGTCGCGCCCAATGGCAAACATCATGGCCTTAAGGCCAAGCTTGTCCAGCAGGTACTCCTTGTACTGCTTGGACTTTTCTTCATCCGTGGATTCCGTGGAGACTTCAATGTCCGTTCCTACGAAGTAGGAAACCTGGTATTCGGTCGCCTGGGCGAAGGTGCGGTTGCTGTAGTACATCAGCTCCGCAATTTCAAAGGCTTCGTTGAGGTTCGTTGGCAGGTACAGCGACGCATAGTCCAGGAATGGACTGGGCGCATGATCGCTGTGCTCCAGCCTACGCTTGGTACCGTCCGCGCCTACGAAATTCATCGACCCTAGCGACATACTTCAGTTCCCCTTATCCGAAACCCTGGCCAACAGGTTTGCTCCAAACGGATTGTTGCCAAGGATGGCCCAGTCGTATGCCGTAAACCCGTCGTCATCCTCAAGCGACGGATCGAGGTCCGGCTTTGCAATCACGTGGAACGAGATCAGGTAAGTGAGGATGGTCGGATCGCCGTAGTAGGCGGCGTGCATCAGCAGCGTCCTGCCCTGCTTGTCCCTGAGGGAGAGCAGCTTAGGGAACTTGCCGAGCAGCATGTTGGCGGTAACCAGGTCCCCGTCAACCAGAGTTCTAACCATCACTGGAATGGCTTCCTTCGTGGTCTTGATGTTCATTCGGCGGCTCCTGGCTTCTGCTGGTTGTTCAGGGCAGCATTCCTGCGGCAGTTACAGCCGCCGCAACAACGGAATGGCTTGTCGGGCATACTAGCAGCCTTCACGGTCTGGTCGGAGTCTGTAACGACCGGCTTCTCTTCGGTCTCACCTGCGACGACTCCCTGCTTGATGAATGGCTCGTTGTTCATGATTTTAATCAATCTTTTTGAATTTTTCGATCGGAGGGCCATTTTTCAGGTTAGAATTTTTTACGAGGTATGTTACTTAATTACCCGTAAAACTAAAAAATAAGTTCCTCCGAGCTTATCGAACAGCTCCACATTGAGCATCTGGCAATGAAGCCTTTGGCCCTGCACCAGGCAGTCAAACTCTGGCACGAACATTCTACCATCTTCCTCCTCCTTGGATAGAGGGGGTAGCCAGCCTGGCTTGTTCGTTTTGGGGTCCAGGGCCAGCTCCAACAGCAGCCAACCCTGTCCGCCCCTGGAGTTACCCTCAGGCTGAATTACAGCCCTGACGCAGGGTATGGTCAGCGTGGCTCCGTACCAGTCGAGCTCTACAGAAACTCCGGCCCCCGACGGAGCGGCCTGACGGGTGACAGGCCGCTCCGCGGGTTCCGGCAAAAGGAAGGACTCGTTTGCAGACACCCCATTCCCCTCTTTACCTGGGGCGGTAACTGGCAGGGGCTTACTTGGCATTTCAGCTCCGTTTACCAGCACCGGCCCCAGGCCGAGAGAGGATTGGAAGTTCCTGGATTCATGTGCAGGGGGTACCTGTATTCCCTCGACCTCCGCCCAATCCGACGAATTGTCGGTGACTTTGATGGGCGGCTTGGCTGAGTCGGCACGCATGGCCGGCTTCAATCCAAGAGGGGAATTAGGACTTGTCCTGCGCACCTTGCTCATGCTTCCTCTTTCAATTGTCTGCGCCAGCCTCCAGAGTCGCAACATTCTGGGGGTCGGGCAGGTCCCTCTGACTCAGAGGAGCCAAGACCTGCCCTCTGCTGATCAAGTTGGTCAGATCCGCGCGAGCCGCAATATACCACGACTCCCTCGGAATGAGCACGCTGACAAGAGGACCCATGTCGAGGGAGACATTACCAGGCGCGTTGGCCGGGTCGTACTCCTTCAAGCAAGTACCCATGATGTCGCGGAAAGCGCTTTCCGAGAGCAGTCCGCAGGTGTACATGGCGATCATGGTCACCTTCGGATGCGCCGAGTTGAGCTCCTTGGGTGTGAGCTGACAGTGGAACTTCTGAGTGTTCTTGATCAGCGCTCCCTCCGCCGGCACGAACTTGACGAGCTTGCCGCTCTCGATCTTTGGCCTTACTCCAAGGGCCAGGCACGCCACCAGCGGAGTGTGGTACTGGTCCGTGGTAGTCATGCTCCAGCGACCACCGGTGCCGAGCCATCGAATGTTGTTGTTCTCCCTGACGTACTCAGTGAACTTCGAGCCCAGGGTGCTCATAACCCCGCCAATATCGGAAAAGTAAGCCTCCAGGACCTTCCTCAGCTTGTCGAGGGTCAGCTGGTCATTGATAACCGGCAGCTGCCGGGCAATTTGATCCTTCCTGTTCTGAGTGCCGCCGTTCGAGCTGTCATCGACCAGGGCCATCATCGAATGATGGGCCGAGGAGATGGAGTTGCCCTCGCAAAGGAACCAGTGGTGGTCCAAGGTCCAAGGCCAGGCCGAACTGCGAGGCGGCTTGCGCCACTTCTGCACCGAATCCTGGTCAACGGCAACAGCGGTTCGGGAAATGATCGTGCTGAAGCCGGTGGCAATCTGCTCAGCCAGAAGGCTGTGATCAACATACGCCTTGACGCCAGGAGAGGCAGCCTTGATAAATCGCGGCATATGCCAGCTGTTGAACTGCTTGCCGGAGAACGCGGGAGGAATAACCCCGTCCCTGAACATGTTCAGAATGGCCGAAGTGCGAGCATCCCCCACCACGCTAGAGAACTGGTTGTTGAAGTTGTAGTCAGATGTCACGACGATCGACTGAATCTGGTCATAGTCGATCGCAGTGAATCCCAGAACCAGCTGGCGGACCGCCTCGTCCCCACGGCAGCGGAACGTGTAGCGCGAGGACCCGCGACTATCGTAGATTCGATCACCTGCATCAGACTTCTTCAGCAGGCTCTCGCCTTGGGATGAGATTCGAATTCCGGAATCCTTGATCTTGGCAGCGGTGTCCAGGATCTTGACTCCGGTCGAATACGACGGGCTGCACATGACCTTGGCGAACAGCAACGCTATGACGCCTGAGCTGATGCTGGGAGACCCGGCAATGTGCACGGGGACGTACAGCACCTTGTTGATCATGAACGGAGGAGGAGCCGTCTCCGAGTCAAAGAAGTCTGCCGGAAACTTCTTCATGTCCGACGAGTCGATGACGCTCTTGAACGTGTGGAACGTCATGATCGAGTTTGCAAGAGATGTGGTTGCTTTCATATTTCTTCCTTTCTGCAATAGGGGCCTGGGCTCCTGATGGAACCCAGGCCCCCGCAGTCATTTGCCTTTCACATGGATGGTGGTGCCATACGGAGCGACCACCTCGGTATTGATGACCCAAATCACGTCGAAGTCTGGCGGAGATCCGAACTCTCCCCAGCCGTCAGTAAAGTACACAAGCACATCGGGACGGTTGTCCATCTTCGAGATGTGGTCCATGACCGGAATGAAACTGGTACCGCCTCCTCCTGTCAGCTTTGGAATAGGCTCGTAGGCGCCGATCCACTTTGCCGACGAAACCGCAGCGTCGCATTCGATCAGGTAGGTGGGCAGGCCGTAGAGCTTGCGCACCGCGTCGAACTCAGACAGCCCCTTGGTTATGTCCTCCTGTGACATAGACCCCGAGGTGTCGATGGAGAAGGCCACGCCTGGAACTTTTCCAGCCCTGCGGCTGGGCAGAACGATGTCACGCCACAGATAGCGCCGGTTAGGAGGCAGGAACGTGGACTTGCCCTTGCCCTTCTGACACAGGCGACTACGCATCGCAAATGCCAGCGCTTGATCCCAACTGACCTCGGGTTGCATGAGCTCCCCGACGATTCGCTCGATGGAAGCCGGCAACTTGCCCTGCATTCGAGCGCGGGTCGCGGCCTGCGCAGCGGCCTCGACCCAGCCTCCGTCCTTGGCATCAGGAGTAGCCTCGGTCTGCTCCTTCAGAACCTGACTACCGTCCGGAGCCTGCCCTGCGAGGTCCTGACCGATGCCTCCTCCTCCGTTGCCGTACCTGCCGCCGCCACCCTCAGGCGGCTTGCGCTTGCGCTTGACCGCCTCGTAGACCTGCTCAGTGTTCAGCGTGTCCACGTCGACGCTGGAGTCCAGGTACTTCTCAGGAACACAAGCATCATCAAGAATGTTGCCGATCGCCGCACGCCCGCCGAAGTGCCCGGCGATCATGTGGTTGATCAGGACATCACCCGCGACATTCCAGTCCTCGGGATCTCGGGAGTGCATGCGCCTGTGATGCTCGAGGACCAGGTGCATGACTTCGTGAGACATGAGGAACGCCTTGCCCCTCTGGTCAAGCTTTTGCCAGTAGCCGTAGTTGAAGTAGATCTTGCCGTCGCCTGTGATGCAGGCGGTGTCGACCTCCGGGTGATTGGGTGGAACAAGATGGATGGTGCACTTCTCGATCAGGAACGCCCAGAACGGAAATTCCTTGAACATCCAGAAATGCACTTTGCGAAGGACCTTGCGGGCCGCCTCCATCTCTTGTTCGGAGATGGAGGCGGTGACCGCGGTCGCATTGGAGGGCTTTGCCGAGGCTGGGCTCGGTTTGGTTTGGTTTGACATACTTAGACCCTGTACGCCTCAAGGAGTGCGGAGTGCTTAGTGTTCCACGCCTTGAAGTTCTTCGACTTGATCAGCATCGTGACGACGTTGTTGTCCTTCTGAGCCATGATGCCTCCAAAGAAGAGCGACGCGATCTCAGGTCGGATATTCGTGGCCTGGAACACGCCGGCCGCCTTGTCAAGCAGATCAAGCTTCTTGATGGTGCGGTGCAGCAGGTTAGAGACGACCGCGTAGGTCAGGGACAGCTTGCTTGGCCCGTCCTCGTAGGTCGCCTTGCCCTCGAGCAGAGCATCGATGTCGGGCATGTTCTTGGTCTCCCGACGATACTCCAGGAACCAACCGGCCGCAGCCTTGCCGACGGTACCCTCGATGGCTTCACGATCC